GAGTTTGTTTATATTTTCGTCATATCTTTTGGACATGTTTAAAACTGCTTCACTATTAAATCCTTTAGCTTCTAATATCTTAGAAATAGCTGAAATTATAGCATTATTTTCTGGAGTGTATAGTAATCCTGCTGTTCTAGCATCTAGAGGAGTTTTGCTATTAAAATAGGAAAGGATATCTAAAAATTTATCTGCTAAAGGTTCAAACTTAAACTTATCATCTGTTACTTTCTTATTGAAATCGTTTTTAATTTCTTCGAAGGCTTCAAATTTTTCTATATCTCTATACCCTATATTTTCTATTATCTCCGTGGGTTTTCCTGTTTTTAAAACCTTTACATTCTCTATCTTATTTGAGGCTGATCCTTTAGCCATTTCGAAAATTTCTTTCCCGTCGACCGCCTCACCTTTATCTATTTTACGACTTATTTCACCCCTATCTGAACCGCTGTCGTCGTAGGCTTTCTTATAAAATATAGAATTAGGATCCAGAGCAGGGTCTAATTCTTTTAGTGTTTTATCAAAAATGTCGTCATAGAATGTTTTTGCTGCTGATGAAACACTATCAGCAGCTTCCATAGCCGCAAATGTTTCTTTAGATATTGTTGATCCTGCACCAGCTCTTATAGTGCTTTGTAGCTTAGCCCTATCAAATGCTCCTCCCTCTGATTTAAAAACTGGGAATCCCGATCCTGTTGTGCCTGTTTCTCCTGCCAAAATATTTTTTTATTTATATACCTAAAAACCCAAAAAAGCTATCTTTTTGGGTTTTTAAATGAGAATGCTTCTACCATGTCTCCTTGTTCTACTCTTTTGTTTTCTCTTTCTATTTTTTCATTAAGCTTATCTATAAACAATTGATATTCATAAAAGGGCATTGATTCTAAAGCATCTATTGATAATTTGAATTCATCCCAAAGTCTAAACTTAATATCAAAGTAATTGGCTAAAGATATCTGAAATAACGAAAAGAGATCTATACCCTCCGGGAAATGATATATCAGCTGTGACCTCCCCCTCACAGCTCTCACATTTAGTATAAATTCTAGATTTTGTTGCAAAGTTTATCTTCTCCGTTACTTGATCTGCTATAGAAAATTGAACTGGAGTCCAGTCTAAGGAAGCTCGCTCATACTGATCGTATAAGGCTTCATCTAATCCTCGCCAATCAGGAATTATAAAAGTTGCAACTTTAGCAAAACTCTCGTCGAATTTTTTACCCTTTCTTCTTTTATCTGCTATGATTTTTCTACAAATAGTAGTAACCCCGACAGTTGGTATATAAAGATCTAGTGAAGATGTACCGTCTTTAGGTATGAATTTAAATGAATATGATTCTGTGCTATATCTTTTAAGAATCTCAGGATCCACGATAAAACTATCTAGTAGATTGGATCTAAGTTCTATCATATCCGGAACGTTGCATTCCGTTTTAGTGCAATTTTTTGTTACGGGTAATAATATTTTATTCTCCCCTCGTATAAAGGTAACGTCCCTAATTGACATTATAATATAAAACCTATCCTCATACCAAAGATCAAATGATTCTAAGAATCCTCCGTTCCATCTTATCTTCATACACTTAGAAAGAATAGAATTTAGTTTGTCGTCAAGATCTATCCTATCATTCTCATCAACTGTTGAAAACTGTCTTATTTCTCTAACTTCTGCTGCTTTTATAGCAATTTCAAATCCTGGGGGATATCCAAATCCTTTAGAAGGTAAATTCTCAACCGGTATATTTTTCCATTCGTTTTCCATTCCTAGTGGTGTTCTAGAAACGTTAACCTTTCCTAAATTATTGGATTGCTGAGGAGCTCCAGCACCCTGTGTAGGATTGGGTTGATTTGCTTCGTTAGCGATCCATGATGGTATTTGATAATTATTAACATCTGGATCATTATCATACTCAAATTTAGAAGCTGACTCTCTTTGTTGTAGCTGTCTTAATAGTTCATCATCTGGATTTTCTGCCATAATCTTTTCTTATATCTCATTTTACTGATCTTTCGATTTTAGTTTCTTATTTAATGACAAAAAGAAATAAAGCCCAAAGAAAACACCCGAAAGGAAGTAAAAAATTGCTACTGTATGCCAATAGGAATTTGTCCATTTCATTATTGTTGCAAAAAGGATATCGAATCCGAAGGGATTGAAGAAAGTTGCTAAAACTAAACATACTGAAGCCGTTCTTGTTCTGTTTTTCTGATTCACAATCGTCGTCCATATTATTTTAATTTAACATTTTTAGTTTTAACCAAAAACAAAAAATGGAGACTTTGTTGAGCCTCCATTTATATATTGACAAAAATAAAATTAGTTAAAAACGTCTTCGAAGTAGTCCGCTCTAAAAGATAAAGGTATTTTATAAGGAGTAGTACCGTTGGTATAATCAAGGTCTAATGCCTTGATCTGATCCACTGGGAAACAATTTACTAACTTAATTCTTCTAAATACGTCTCCCTGCTTATTAAAGATAGAGACAAGTATGTATGTTCCTCCTGCATAAGTTGATTTAATACCAGTGGCACCAGTTAATGGATTGTAAATTAAATCTGACCATTGTCTTAATGCTTTAAATACGTAGTTACTGTTGTTATCATTAAGGTTTGTTTCAAATTCAATTCTTACCTTAATACCAGTGTCATCAACTGCACCAGCAGCATATCTTCTTCTAGCAAATTTATATCTTTGCTCCGCTATACCTGGGTTTTTATCTACTGATAAACCTGAAACGGAAAGCACGTTCTCTACTAAGAGCGTTCTTCCTCCGTTACCTTGCTCTAAAGCAACCCCAGCTGGTGGCTGTATAATAACTTCAAACTGGTTAAGATATACCGGTTCGTATAATTGTACTGCTGCCTTTGATGCTGTAAAATGTGGTAATCCTGCCATTTTCTATTTTTTATATAAATATGTCGTCGAAATAATCAACTGCCCAAGTTAGGTTCAATTTGTATATTGAAGTCTGGGTATAATTTAATGCCATTTCTGGGATTGGTGTCATAGGAAAGCAATCTCTTAGATTTATCTTTCTAAAAATATCGCCCTGCTTATTGAAAACGTTAATAAGAATGTTTCCTGTGTAATCTTTTTTAAGCCCCATCGCTCCAGTAAGAGGATTGTAAATTAAATCTGACCACTGACGTAATGTTTTAAAAACATACATCGAATTGTTCTCGTTAAGGTTTATTTCAAATTCTATGTCAACATCTAAACCTGTTCTTTGTGGAGCAGCACCAGAGTAGTATCTTTTAGCGAACTTATACTGTTGAGTAATCTCCCCAGCATTTTGATCAACTTGTAGACCAGATACTCTAGTTACTTGTTCCAATAATATATTAGCAGCACCTGGGTTCCCTGCTTGCACAGGGATAGCAGTAGGTGGAGTAATAGTAACCTCAAACTGGTTGAGGAAAATAGGTTCGTACTTATTAACCGAAGCCTTAGAACTCGTATAATGTGGTAATCCCGCCATGTTTTTATTTTATATATTTACCTTAGAGAATTGTACTCAAATTCATTAGCTGAATTGTATAAATCCTCCGGAAGATATACCTCCTGTTCTAGTAACTGTCATTCTATTAATGAACTTGTGAATACCTCTTGCAGGTTCGATGATAACATCAATTATACCGATATTTTGATCGATGATTGCAGGGGTATTATTAGAAGAGTCCATGATAGTTAAGTAGTTGTAAACGCCTCCAACAGATCTTACTCCAGATAAGTAATTATCTACTAATGTTTTAATTTCAAGTCTAACGTTATCTTCGTTGAAATCAAACACATAGTTAGAAAGAATATCCTCAATTGCGCTTTCAACAGTAATTAGAAGGTCTCTAACGTGTAGGTTGTTAAACGCAGAGTTTGTTCTTTGGTAGCTTGTTTGGTTACCGTAGATAACAATACCAACACCTCTTTTTCTAATAATAGGGTTAATTCCAAATGGCTCTAAGTATTCTCTGTCTTGAATATCAAAGTCATATTCTAATCCTACTAAGTTACTAGCTGAGATAATACCTCTCTTAAGTCCTGCTACTATTGAATAAGGTTCACCTGTGATAAACTTACGAATAAAGTTATTTGAAACGTAAGCTGCTGGTGGAACATTCAAGTTCTTATTGTTCTCTCTAATGGTTAAGAAAGGAGCAAAGAATCCAGAGAATTTAGCTCCAAGATCTTCATCAGGTAAAGAGAATGTAAATGAAGGATTTAAACTTAAGTTACCTCCGTCTGCAATGTATCTAGCTTGTAAAAGTGGAGCAGGATCAGTTGCAGTAGGAGCAGAAGTAAATCTAGGATCTGTAGAATCAGCAAATTTCTTCATTGAAGGAAGGTTACAGATTGCTAAACATTTTTGTCTGTTCTTAGCAAGTCTAGTAAGTTGATATTTACAGTTTGGCTGTATACCTCCATCAAATGTGTCAATGATGTATCTGAAAGTAATTACGTCAGTATCAGCTAATGTTCTAGCAAGATTAGTGTCGGTAAGAACGTCTAATATATCGTTCATCCTTGTATCAGTACCATTAGGCATAGAAGCTGCCTTGATATCTGCTCCAGGAAGATATGTGAAATTAAATGTCTTAACAAACTCTTGGATGTTTTTAAATTTCCAAACTCTTGTTGTTACACCAGGGTAAAGTTGAATAGGTCTTTCTGTTTTAACCTGTACTGTGTAAACCCCAGGAGATGTTGCAGAAGCTACTGTTTTAACTTCTAAAACTCTCGTTAATCTTGACTGAAGATTTTCAGTTAATGGGTTATCATAGATCTGAACATCGGTAGATACAAGTAGATCTCCAACTTTTATTGCTGATGAGTTGGCAACTGCAGTAGATAGCTCGATAACATTAGGCTGTAATTGAGTTATAATATCTACATAGTCGCTTACATTACCTGCAGTAGATACGATATTAAAGCTTTCGCCTGAAGTTAGGTTAGTACCTACAGGAAGAGAACTTATGTAAGTTGTGTCCCAAGTAGAGATAACTTCAGGTGTTGTAAATGTGTCGTCGCCATACGCTCTACAAACTAGGATGTTGTATCCATCTCTGTCGACATTAACTTCAAATTTCAAATACTGTAGTAATGAACCAGAATCGTCTTTCCAATCAACGTCACCATCTCCGATGTTTCCTTTAACCCAGTCTCTGTACATTTCAGAGTTTTCATAAGCTAAGTAAGAATCAGTTCCTACCGGAATATCGGGAGAGAAGTAAACATCATCATTATCAAAATAGTCTGGATTGCCTATTTGATAAGCAGCCGCAGTACTTTTATTTGTAATATCATAAGGTTCAACATAAGTTGTAGCAGCAGTAGATCCAACTAAAGGATGTTTTAATCTTAGTCTAAGCTGTGCTCTAAGCCCAACAGGAAGAGTTGAATTTGTAATATTTTTAGCTTCTACTATTCTTAGTTTAACTAGATCTCCCTCATAAAATCCAAGATATCCTGGTGTAGGAAGGTTAGAAGTTACTTTACCTAATACCCATCTATCTGCTGGAGCAGTAGTTGAAACAGATACGAAATCATCTAAAGCTGTTACCTGATCATCATGTAACGTAGGAGATATGAACTTTGTGTCTATGTAAATAGCACCACCATCTCTTGCAGAAGGACTATAAGTATCCCAAAGTGAGGTTGGTATACCAGCATCACCTGTTGCATTGTATAGTGTATCTAGAAGTAAAGTTCCTGTTTCTGGTAATATGTCCATACCTGGGTTAGAGGGAGAAACGTTGTCTTCTAGCTCAGTACCACCTGTTGCACCGTCTATATTTTTATAGTAAGTGTAGTCTGCAAATAAATTTTGGCTATATGATAAGAAGTTAAGATTTTTTGGTACAGCAGTTATATCTGAATCATTACCTATCTCATCAACTAAGTGGTGACCAACTAAGTCAAATACTGAAGAGTTATCTACTAGATCATCCAAAGCCTCTTCATTAACTGCACAGAAGATACCTGTAGTAGCTGTCTGATTGTTAATAAGTGTTTGAATGTATCTTAAAGTACCATTTTGGTCGGTGAAGTTAGGAATAATTGTACCTGTTGTTGTTAGTACGATATTAACTCCATCCAAAGATAAGAAATTGTCTATCTGAGACTTAATAAATCCTTTAGATGTAAAATATGCGCTGTAAACAGGGTCATTAGCTAAAGCTTGATAGTCTGTCCAATTTCCACTTACTGCAATAACATCGATAAACCAATCTGAAAGATAATCGTATTGATTCATATAAGACGGAACATTATCAGCACCAAAGTATTCTCTTGCTGTAATATCAAATCCTTTTAAAGGAAATCTAGAGTCAAGAGATTTTCTAACTATAATACTAACTGGATTTTGTCCAAGATTAACTATACTAAATAACTTTCTTGAATCTGGTTGAGCTCCTGATGTGTCCTCTGTAGCTAACAAATATGTAGTATCTGGGAACCAGAATTTCTCTTTGTTATAGTACGAAGATAATAATTTATCTTGTTTAGTAAGAGGGTCTGAATATCCACCAGTAGCATTTGAACCATTTTGTTCCTCAGTATCCATAGAGAATGCTCTATATCTAGCAACATCTGCTCCTGCCGCATAGTCAGGATCACCATTCACGTCTACTGAATTATTTAATAATCTTAAATTAAGAGCAAAGATAGGTCCACTTTGTAAACACACTAGTGAAGATCTGTGGAAGAAAGATCCTTTCTTTTCCATAGCCTTGTCTATATCTCCAAATACAGACTGGAATGTTGTTATATCCGGACAATAAACTGGTGTATTAAAAGGACCGATTGTGGAATATCCCACTACCAATCTAATCGTAGATGGGTTTATAATAATATTCTCACTAGCATCAAATTCCAGAGTATAAACACCAGATGCTTTAAATTGGGATAAATCAAGTTTGACTTGTTTTGCCATTTTTAGTTTTTATTTATATTTTAAGAAGATAGCCTCTTACTTCTTTTTCTATGTATATATCATTCTTCTCTCAAGAATCAAGGAGTCCGTTTAAGAAAGTATAGTTTGATAGATCACTAGTTTTGTTTTGTGCTGCTTCGTTGTTTTCAGAAAGTCTTTCTTCTATGAGTTTTCTAAACTTTTCAGGTATTATATCATACAGATCCATGACAGTCTCTTGGAAATCTCCATTATCAAAAACACAGTTTAAATTAACTAGGGTCATGGCTTCATCATCTTTCCCTATTTGGCTCGAAAAACTCCCATTTGGATTTATACCAAAGTTAGCTAGTTCGTGTATTCCGTTCTTGTTTGATGGAATAATTTTAAATCCTCTAGCATTTATTTTTAAGTCGTAGCAAAATTTTTCCTTGTTTTTAACAGTTAGCTTAACCCCTGGTTTTAATTTAGTACTTGCTTCTGAGTGTTTAGTATAAACAAACATCTCATCAAAGAAGTCTTCACAATCCATTAGTTTGTCCATTAGCATTTCACCTTTGTGATCTAATTCAAGAACTATTCTCGCATTATCGACTCCAAGAACACCTGTTATTAGGATTTCAAGAAAAGCCTTAAACTCATCTATTTCAATGTTGTTAGATCTAAATATTCCCACCTGTAAAAGACAAAAGAAATCGCTTTCGTCTTCAAAAAATCTTTTATTTTTTATAACGTTGCTGGGCATTGGAGCAACCTTAAATATATTGGCTACCGAATAATCTCCCCCGCCTCCGCTGGCAGTGTCTATAGAGATATAAAATTTTTGTCCATCTTTTTCAAATACCGATGCTGGATCAAATTTAGGGTGCCACAGAAGACCTGAGTAATCGATCGGACTTTTTTCAAAAGGCCATAATTCGTGGAAGATAAATTGCTCTTCAGTATTTTTTAATCTTTTTAATGTGTTAGAATCTAAAAGAAGTCTAGATGATGATAAGAACTGACACCCATATTCTTGGTTAAAATCCTCTTCTGATCCTAGAGCTGCTATTTCTTTTCTCTTCCATTCTTCGTCCCTTCCTGGTACTTGCCACCATTCAACCCTAATTGGATTGAATTCGTTTTCTCCTTCTATAGCTCCTTTGTAAATTTCCCAGAATTTATTCATTCCGTTAGGAGTAGATGTAATAATAACTCTAGCTATCTGTGACGAAGAGATAGTGGGATAAACAGATTTAAAGAACTGGTTGATGAAGTTTGGGTTAATGTGAGCAAACTCATCCATGTATAACATGTGAATAGTATAACCGATAGAGGATGTTTTAGTCGTCGTCTTGGCCATTATTCTACACCCGTTATCATACTTCATTGTCATTACATTATAAACAACCAATCCTGGTTTTAAAAAGAATGGTAAACCCTTCATGATAACCTTGATCTTGTCCATTAATTCCGCAGCAGTGTCGCCAATGTTTGCCATAATCATGGCATTTTTTTCAAAATTAAAGAGCAGGTACCACAAAAGAAATATTGATGATGTAATAGTTTTGCCAGATTGTCTAGGGGACACAAAAACATTTTTTCTGTGGTGTTGGTACTGATTGAGAATCTGTATCTGATAGTCCCTAAGTTTTATTTGCCTAATTCCTTCATCAGTCATTACGTGACAGTAATTGTCAGCAAAATAAACAACATCCTCCGCGCATTTTTTAATTTCTTCCAATTCCCATTCGGTGTATTCGAATAGGATATTTCCTTTCCTCAGCTCAGGATCGTTTTCGTGAAAGGGATTGTCTACATCTTTATAATCGACACCATTTTCTTCCGCATCGTATATTAGCTTGTCAACCTTAGCTGTAGACCAGAAATTACTTGATCTTTCGTCTTTGACATTCATAATTATTCAAATATATCGTCCTCAATTTCAAAATCCATATCGTCATCGCCACCTAAAAGGTCTGATGTTCCACCAAATTTAGTTCGTGGATTTATGAGACTGTCATCAGGAGGATTGTTCTTAACTATCTCCGCGTCTTTAACGAGATTTCCGTTTTTCATAACGTTTTGTAGGTTTTCCATTAAGCTTCTAGTTCCTCTAGCTTTTAATAGATCCTCGTTCTCTTTGGACTGTATTATATTTCCGTTCTCGTCAAATTGAAGATCTCCGCCTCCTCTTTTTATTTCTTCAGATTCAGATTTTAGTTGCTTATAGTTTTTTTCCATCTGTGTCATATAGGAAGAAAAATTCTTTGGCATTTGCATAACTTGATTTTGTAATTGTGCTAGAACCTCAAAAAGTCTAGGTTCTACTCTACCAGAGTCTATTTCTTCTATAAGTTTGGCTATAGCATGTTGAGCAGTTCTTATTTGAAAAGCCATAGTGGAGATGCTCATCGCATCTATTTTTTGCTTGTGCTTGATGTAGGAATCTTCTGAGACGTTCTCCATATCATTGTAGAACTTGGATAGCGAATCTAGTATAGCTCTAGCTTCCATTTCAACCTCGCTCTTTACAGCATCAACCTTAAGTTCTCTGTGTGGCTTAATCGTTGGTATATCTGGAGTACTCAGACCAGAAAGCATCTCGTCTGCTAGGATTATACTATCAAGCCTATCCTTAAGGTTAAGCTCTTGCTCCTTTGATAAATTGGGTGTTTTGGGTTTTCTTCTTGGCATAAATTATCTGTTTCTGGCAACTTTTGGAAGTTTCAGTATTGGTTTAGCATTATCTATAATAATACCGAGTTGAGCATCCCCAACTATGTTCTGATTCAGCATAGTTGATTGTTTCTCTTCCTCTACCATTTGTTTAAAAAATCTATAATTAGTTGCCCATAATGGACAGGATCTTGTTTTGTATGAGTAGTTATTAGTTCCATAAAAAGGACTGTCATAATCTTCCTCTATAACTGGTGTTATATTAAAAGTGTAAGCTTGTGTTGTTACCCCGTCCAATGAGTGAACAAGACTTAAGTCTGAAGTTTGTGTTGCTGGATTATCTGGGTCGTATGTGAGTCTCCAAACTTTCATAGAGTACTGTCTAAATATATTAGAGAAGTTAAAAACAAATCCATACCAATCATCTGTAGTTGGTATAAATTCACCAATTGTACTTGGTATACCAGCACCAAAAGGAGAAGAAACCTCTAGATTATTTATCCTAAACCTTAAACTTCCGGTTTGTATATAATTGTTATCTGTAGGGCTACTAACAGCATTAGATCCACTCCAAATAAGATCTATAAGTAGACCTGATCCATTATAGTAACCATCAAATAATGTTCTGGCCTGCGCCTTTTGCATTTTCCACCCTGCCGTGCTAGCGGGAGAGGGAGCGCCCTCGTCTTTTATTTTAAATCTATATGCGTCAACAATTTCTAATAGCTCAAATCCGCCAGATCTAGTTCCATCTGCTAGTATAGAAACAAACCCATTAGGATTTTCTCCCATTGACAATTTGTGTATTATTGGATAAGTGCTATAAGTTATTTCTCCTGTCCCTATATTATCTATAGTTATAGGAACCTTTGGAGCAGGTTTAGGAACTAACTTTGCTCTGTCTAAATAATTTCTAATTCTAAACCAACACAAAAAGGATCTTTCCTCGCTTGCTGTTAATACTGGATCTGCTTTCCATCTAACAGCATCTCTTTCAATAACTAGAGTTGCAGGGGATATAGGATCAACTTGTGCTTGTGAATCCACAAATATTCTGTCTAGATCATAATAGTTGTTAAATACGATAGTCCAGTTGTTATTTAAATCGTATTCTATAATTGGAAGATCTTTACTTACGTAAGATCTTATAGGATCTTCTAATCTTCTTTGTGATGTAATAGCATATTGCTGAGGTTTTGTTAACTCTATTTCTTCGTTTTTTACCTCCTCACCAAATAGTTCTTTAGTGTTAACCGTATAATCTAAAAGTTCAGTCTCTGCTTCTGGATTAATAAATGTAGTGTTCTTCTTAACCTCGTATTTAGTTAGCTGTATCTTAAAATAAACTGGGTAATTATTAATATCCCTAAAAACGTACATAGAATCGATTTGATAGATCCTGTTTGTGATTGGGAAATAAATTATGTCTCTTTTTCTTGGTTGTGATCCTTTACCAAAAATGCTTTCGAAATATTTTCTATCGATATGAATTTCAAATGGCTGGGCAAAATTTAATCCCCAAGTTTCGAAAGTTAATGCTGCATCAGGAAATTGGTTATTAGGAACCATGACCTTAACGCATTTTTCGTCAACAACATTAAACAAGTTATACTCTTTAAGCACTACATCTTTTCCCCTTCCTTGTGGCTGTACTGAATAATAAACAACCTCATGCCCAAAGACATTGTTAACAATCTTACTTAAATCCTGATACATGTTGATAGACCTGTTAATATCATAAGGTCTAAATGTGAAATTACAATCAGAAAAAACTATAGGATAGTTAGTAAGCTCTCTACTACAAAGAGGTGCAGGAGGATTCGTCATTAAATCTCGGGGATCCACTGTTTTATATTGAAGATCCAGCTCAAAATCTAATAAAACTATTGGTGGGCTTAATGGAGTTCCTGGAGGATAGTATGGACTTGCATTTTCATCAGAAACTGCAGTTAATCTGATCTCTATCCAAAAAGGATTATCTGGAGAAATCTGAATAGCAGATATTGACTGTTGGGTTAATTCAGTCCACAAAGACCAGTTGGACCCATTAATGCTCCATCTATATTCTAGATATAAATATATATGTGGCGGATCTTCTCCGCTTGTATCTATAACCCATCCATTAAACGACTGAACGTTTTTGAATGGTTCTGACCAGGATACAATTCTATAGTTTCCTATAGCCGAAAAATCTATTAAGGCTTCTGCCATTTTGGCTAACGTTTTTAATATATATCAGAAAAAACACTATGAAAAAATTTAGAGCTCAAATGGAGAAGTTTAGCTTTGCACAGCTTACTTCAAATTCCGATGGTAAAACATCAGGAAGCGGTACAGCAGGACTATATGTTGTTTTTATAGGTGGTATCTGTTTTTTACTTGGATGTATCGATAAAATGTTTTTAGATAAAAGTGTAGATATCCTAACTCAATCTATTATACTTGTTTCTATTGGTGCTACTCTTCTTGGCTATAGAAAATCTAGAGATGCAGGTATTGAAAACTTAGATGGAACTAAAGAGGAACAAGCACCTGAGTCTAGTCCGGAGGATTTACCTCTAAACTCTTAAGGATTCGAAGGAGCTTCGCCAGTTGCCCCAGTTGCACCTGTAATATCTTTCTTGATATCATATATTCCGAGACCAGATATTATTGTGCTGTTATCTGGGGGAGCTGTTCCTAGCTCAACATTTAATTTTATTCCTCCTTGCATTAAGTTTCCTCTAAATCTCTCTGTAGTTAAATCCGGATCAGGTAAGTAAGTCTCCAACTCCATACTAAAGCTAAGAGTTATAGCCTCTCCTCTTTGGGATCCATAAGACATCTGGAAATTATTAGGTTGTTTGTCAGGTGGTGCGTCTCCTAAACTAACTTGAACTGGAACTCTAAATCCTTTATAATAGAAATAGTAAACGAATCTTTTGTAAAGTATTTCTAGCACGCTTTGTTGTATTTTAAAAGCATCTAAAGTTGTATCTGCTTTTATTTTAGCATTAACAGATATCCCTAAAGGAATTGGATACAGATAAGCAGAATAAGTCACCATCTCGCTACCGTTTTCTTTCTCCACCTCTTTAGTATAAGATCCTCTAACGAATTTAGTAGTAGCAGAGCCTGTGTCTATTCTAATAGTTCCTAATTCCAATATTCCTCTAGGAACTACGTCATAATTACCCTCTGCAAATGCTGGTTTTCCGTCGCAGTCTTCATAAGATAAATAAAAATCTTGTAAGAATGGCTCATCTCCTACCATTGAGTAAAAGAAGGGAATATAGATTTTACTTACATTCTGATCGCTATCGGTTTGTTCATAAGTGATAACCTCATTCATTTTACTTAAGAGCCCTATTATAATGCCTCTAAAAAATACGTCGTCTGTGTTATACTTTTCTAAAAAATTCATATTTTAATATTATTGATTGTCTATTATAACAGCAGTGTTATCCTTAATAATAGGTTTACTTCCATATTGGTATGGATCTTTTTCTAAATCTATTACTCTTATCTGTGATTGTGAATAGATGGGGATATCTCTCATTTTAAATTTTAACGGCTGTCTATTAATAGTAGTGTATTCTGGATGGGTAAAAATACCTGTTGCGTATTCTAAATCTGGTACCTCTCTACATTCAGAAATAGTGGAATCCCCTAAGGAATTAAAATATGATACTAATTGAGCAACCCCGTCCTTTTTAGAGACTGGTACTTTGTATCGGTAAACAAAAAATTCTTTCTGTGGTATTCCCACAGATAAAGCATCACCCTTAACAACTAAAAAATAGCTAAAAGTTGGTGTGAGATTTCTTATCGATTCCGTTCCTGCTGGATATATTTCTGCCATATTTTATATATCTTCTATATGATATATAAGGAAAAGATTCATCAATGAAGCACATTACTTTTTTTAATACGTTTAACGAAAGCTTGTCTTCCGATAGCGGATTAAAATTTAACATTAGATCAACTACAGATGGATATAAGACGTTAAAAAATGACGATCCCACTATACCAATGGGATCTGAAAGAGACATTGATAAATTAATCATAACTAATCCCAGAGAGCTTTTTAATTATCAATATAGTGATCAGAAAGATAACGAAACTAGATCTTCACTCGATTCGGAAAATATTCTTAGAATCCGAATTGGCGGAAGAGATTTCGTAGGCAGAAGCGGTGGGGTAACACACATAGCTTTAAGAGTTCCTGATAATTTCAATTATGCTAAATTCGAGAATGAAATACCTAAAATAAGACACAGAAAAACCTCAAAAGAAGATGTGTCAAAAGCTATTGAAGAGCTTGAAAATTTAATAATATCTTGTATAGGGGGTGATTCTGGTTTTACACAAGCTACAAATCACGCAGAATCTTCTATGGATCTGGATTACGCACGAAAAATTATAGAATTAATAAACCCAATAAAAGAAGCTATTGGTACAGAAAAAACTAAAAAAATACTTCTAGATATCGCTAGTCAATTATGATATCTTGTCAAAAGCTATATCAGAGAAATTATTTTTTTTAGATATCTCTATTTTGTAATCGAATATCTCAGTAGGCATAGGAGCATGATTTATTACAAAGATATTCATGCTTAGATCGTCAGAAAGCTTTCTCAGTGTTGTTAATATGCTATGAACTCCATCAGGATCAACAGAGCTAAATATTTCATCAAGAAACAAAATGTTAACAGAAGAGAATCTTATCTTCATTAGTTTTATAACAGCAACTAAAACTGCAAAGTCAACCTTTTTCATTTCTCCAGTTGAGAGAGTTTGTGGAGATATCTCTTCCCCTAGATGAAAAATCTGGGCATTAAATTCCTCGTTAAAAACAACCTTATATGGTAAATGTAAGGAGAGAAGGGTACTTAATATTTCGTTATTTAATGATGGCAATATTGACTTAATAGCTAATTGTTTAACTCCTTTCTCGCTCAGTACCTCATCAAGGGTTTTTATCCAACCTTGCTTTTCTTCGTAAACTGTTTTTTCTTGGTTGAAATCTGATAGATCATCGTTCGCTTGGCTTAAGAGCTTCCTTATAGAATTAGCTTCGTCATTGTTTTTAGCTGTTTTAAGACTCTTTAATTTCTCTTTTAGGGTTTTTATACCTGTTTCAATTTTACTGCCCTTAGAGAAAAGATCGTTCTTCGTTTCCGTTATTTTGTTCTGTGATTTTTTAGCAGATTCGTAATTTTTCTTAAGCTCTTTAAGATCATCCGCATATTGTTCTTTTAGATTACATAGGTCGTCGAAAACAGATTTATGAAAATCAGTGGACAGATCAGAAGAACACGTTGGACACTTATCATCGTTGTAAAGATTTATTTTAGAATCCAGTGACTTTATTTTTGCGGATAAGTCGCTGAGTTTCTCGTAGGAATCTGTCACTGATCTATTTACTTGACTTTCTTTAGATCGAAAATCTTTTATCTTGTCAGTGTGTATCTCTAATAATGCTTTATAATCCTCTAATTGGCCTTCGGTCTTTTCGATCTCTGTTCCTGAATTTTCAACTATTCTTTTTTGTAGTTCTTCCAGCTCTCTCTGTGATGCTGCTATAGATCTTCCGGTGGCGAATATTTCACCAGTTAATCTATCAATGGTTGATTTTATACTCTTGCTTTCTTCCTTCAGGATGTCTCGCATTTCATTCAAAATATAAAATCCAAAGATCTTATCAATTATAAGTTTCTTGTCAGCTGTACTCATTCTCAAAAAACTTTTAAAGTCGTTTATTGATAGAGATATAGTGTTGTTGAAAACGTAGTAGGGTATTTTGAGTATGTCATCGCTCAAATAATCCTGAACGTTGCTTTTCCCAGCTTGATCATAGATCTCACCATTTATAGATAATTGGAAACTAGCTGGTTCTAATCCTCTTTCAACCTCATAGACCTTCCCATCCTGCTCAAATTCGATCTTCATCCACGCACACTTGTTGGATCTATTTGGTATATCTTTTAATTTTTTGCCTTCCAGTTTTCCATACAAGCCGAATGTTATTACATCTGAGATTGTGGATTTACCCACACCATTCTCACCAAATACTTGAACCAATCCTGGCTTTTCTGGTAATTCTAATTTTTGGATCTTGTTACCATACGAGGCAACGTTTCTCCATTCAATCTTCTTGATCTTCATCTTCTCTAACTTGTACAGAAACCTTGTGAAGTAATTTCTCTATTGCGTTGTATATTTTAGTCTTCTTATCGTCCTCATAGTTACATTTTTCGAGATATAACTTAGTAAGATCTAGGATAGAGAAGCTTTTTCCCTCTAAATCGTGGAATCCCTCATCGACTAAATCCTGCTCTGGATTAGTGATAGGGGTAAAGGATATTTTAAGGGGTGGATTAACATATTCAGTTAGTAGTCCAAGAGGTGCTTTAACAGCTAACTCAGGGTCAACTAAAATATCAATAAAATTGTTGTTAAATATTGGATTAAGTTCATCTGGATTAGAATTTAGAACTTTTTCAAAAGTCATCCTTACAAATCTGGGAGAGTAATCATTGTCGTAGTAATCCTCATAACCATTTTCTAAATCTAGTACTGTTATACCTTTGGGATTATCAGTATCAGATCTAGTTAATTGATAGGGAGATCCAAGCATTCTCATTTTACCAAATGTCTGGGAGTAATGTATATGTCCTGAGTATACTCTATCAAATTTGTCTATGTCTGAATATTCTAGACCTTCATCTATTCTAACAAACTTATTAAACATTAGACCTTTAAGATCCGTGTGGCAAAACATGTAATCATGTTGTTGTTTTACATCCCTTAGGGTTTCTCTCTCCGCATCGTGATCTTTTCTCCAAGGCATTAGGAAGATTTTTTTATCTCCCATGATTATGCTCTCGGGTTCCTCGTAGATCTTTATTCTAGGAATCCATTTTAATGATTTAAGAGAATTAACATCATTAGTATTTTTACCATAAATGTCATGATTCCCGCAAATTATAAAAATGCCGTCTTTAAAAATATCTGAAAGATCCTCGAATATCTCTATCCCTAAATTAAGTACCCGAAGGTTTAAAGATTGCCTACTGTCATAAACATCTCCTAGATGTACTAAACAATCTCCAGGCCTGTATATTTTTTTACAGAGCGGAATAAACCAATTTTTAAAATAATTCTCGTGTATCTCTATCCAATCATTTGAGTTGTTTCTAACCCCTAAGTGTGTATCTGTGATAAATATTATTCTTTTTATATTAGGAAACTTCTCCATTAGAATATTTTTTTGATTCCTTTCTTACCTAAAATACCATATTTTTGATCCATTTCTTGCACTATAAGCTCTTTATATTTCATATGAATAGATTCATAAGCCTTTTGATAATTTATAGCTGTATAGTCACAAATAGCAACAAATTTTTCAACCATAGAAAACTCAGTTCCTTCAAGCTCTTTTAATATGTCTTGAAATATCAAAGGTATTAAATCCTTTGGTATTTTTTTGCTTGGGTTTATAATTGTCCACCTCGACTCTTGAAATATCTCATCTATTCTATCATTTAAACTACATGAATATATGTAATCCTCATCGTCGTAAGTGACTATAGATTGTATGCTTCTATAATCTAAGTTTGGGTCAACTTCAAACTCCTCCTCTGCTTCGCCCTTTCCGGTATCTTCCCCTTCTAATTCCCCGTCTATGTTAAGATCGTCTTTTTCATCTTCAATCAGTTTTTTCTGCTTTTTCATCAATCATTCATTATTTGAGAATTAGGATCCTCGGAAATTCTCATGTAGTTGTAATCAACTATAAATTTCTTGTAAGAATTTTTGTAGCCCTCGTCCCTATTTGCTAATAGCTTTAGCTTGTATTCGTTATTTGTGTACATCATTGGATCTTGTATTATACCAAACATACCATCAACAGTTGCAACAAGTCCTGATGATTCTGATGCTGAATTCATACTTAAATCAGTAGCGTCAAATTCGCTTTGTTTTGTTTGTGTAGCGGTTACAATAGCCCATTGGTTTCTTTGAGCAGCTGCTCTAAGATCTTCTGCTATTTGCTTAATCTTCATATATGTATTTTCAGAGTTGGGATTTCTCCAGTTCTTCATGATGTTAATATAGTCAATAATCACAATCTTGAATTTTATTCCCATAATCTGCTCAACCTTAGTTAACCAGTTTTCCACGTCGATAGCAGAAGCCTGCGAGGTTGGAAATTCTTTTACTACTAATTCACCAGGTGTTCTTAGATTCTCAAAAGCAAGATTTGTTATTTTCTTTTTTATCAAGACATCGTTCTCCGCACTATCCTTATATTCAGACATTCTTAAACCAAGCAGATTAGATCCCAATCTTTTCATATATTTTCTATCACCTAATTCTAGAGTAATGATAGCAACATTATTTGAAGCCCGTATTGCTTGAGTTGCTATATTACCAAGCCATAATGTTTTACCAACCTTAGGTTGTCCTAACAAAACGTATAATCCCTTGGCAGAAAATCCACCACCTAAACAGAAATCGATATAATCATATCCGCTAGAAAATGTTAAATTACTAGGTTGTTTGTGTGATTCTGGGTCTCTAAAGTTAAGTCCCATGTCAAAAGAAAAATCAACTTTGTTTCTGTCAACAACTATAGATTTGTAAGTGTTGATAACATCCTTAATGTTGTCTGGAGTAACCTCGGTACTTCTAATGTAGTTTATTGAATCAACTGCGCTTTTTTCTAGGGTTTTCCATTCAACCCAAGATTCAACGTTTTGTTGTAGCCAGTCTGGATCATAATCTTGTAAGGATATAGACCACATAGAATCTAAAAGACTATCCGATATTTTATCCTCTATTTTTAAAAGTTTTGCAGATTCTCTTACTTGTACCTTACTTGGTATCTGCTGATATTTTTTCCAAAAAGATTTAACAACTTTAAAAACTTCCTGATAGTCCGTGTTTTTAAAAAAGCTAATATCAGTAGCATCTATATAAGCAGGATTATCTATCACTGCCCTAAACCAAATATTTTCTAAGTGTTGATTCTGCATTTCTTAATAATGTGGATTGTCCTTTATTTTAAACCAATTTTTACTTCCTATACTTTTCTCAGTCTTTTCAAAAATTCCAGTGTCTATTAACTCTTTTATTAATTTTCCGTGATTAGTTTTCTTCCAATCTGGATTTAAAAATGAATTAAAAGTTTGGTCCGAAAATTCACCGTCAGGTCTTCCGTCTCTAACCAAATATATTCTTCTCCATTGGACTCAGTTACTTCTTGCTCTTCCGTATCACCGTTTATCAAACCTTCAAGCTCAGATTCATCGAATAAATCAGGTAATTTAAAGTGTGGCTGTATAACATTTTCGTCCAATTGTCTAAGAACATCCTCAGTAAATACATCAGGAGTAAATATTTGAGTTGAAGGAACTGTTTTTCCTAAATGTCTAACTGCCCATCTAGGAGAAGACTCATTGGGGATAAATTCCATCTCCCCAGTTTTTTTATCAACCTCTAATTTACCTCTTTGTATTCCGCAATTTTCCCAGGAAACAAAATCTTGTAATCCTACATATGGATTCATACCATTCATAAAGGATATGTGGAACTTAACAGCATATGGTCTAGTGAATCTAGCTTTTTTGGGAGTAGATGTAACGACAATACCTGTTTTAGTGTCTCCTTCTTTAAGTTGTGCTTTAGATAACATAATCACATTACTCATAGAGAATATTGGACCGTCACCCCCAGCTGCTTCTTTCGTAGGCATAAAACCACCAATGTTACCTGTTGTTGTGTGATTTGTACAGATTAAAGGAATTTTAACTGCAGTAAGATCTAAAGTGATAACCCTAAATAATGATCTTAGCTCCTTAGACCTAATCCCCATATCCATTGCGCTTTTACCTTTTAATGCGTCTCCAGTTTCTTTATCTGTTGATAGCATTCCTAATGAATCTAAAACAAGAGCAATTTTAGGATCTGCCCCATCTTTTCTATATGCTTTAACTTTATCAACTAAATTAGCAACAAATACTTTAAAGTCCGAAATAGTCTTTATTGGTTGATATCTAACTTTATTTGTGTCGATACCGAATTTTTTTGCTCCTGTTTTATCAATAGCGCCTTCAGTATCGCAATAGATTACGTTATAATCTTTTCTCTGCGCTTCTCTTACAATATTCATACAAAGAAAAGACTTACCTGTTTGTGGGTCTCCTGCGATTCCCATTGATCTATTGTTAGCAATTCCCCCGAACAATGTCCCAGAAAGCTGAGCATTTAATAAATAGTTACCAGTAGGGATCCAATCAGTAACCTCAGAGAATTCATTATTCTCTAGTATTGATCCCATTTCAAATCCATCAATCTTAGATAGTTGTTTATCCAATTCCGCAAACGAAAATTCTTTCTTAGCCATATTTTAAATTATTTAGTTATTTTACACATTGATCTCCTAATGATTTCAGAATCACCTATATTTTCATTCTCAAATCTTCCGTCCATTTCTCTGAGGATGTAAAGATCGCTACCTATTCTACTAGCAACGTTTTGTAAGGCTTCTATATCCTTTGTGACATCAAGATCCCCATACCATATTTTTCCCTCACCTAAAACAAAAATGTTAGCATTGAAATAAACTTCGTTATCCGGAAACATTTCTCTATATAGAGATTTTGACCCAGATACCATTCTTCCCTCATTTAATCCTTCATTAATAAAAATTTCCCTCATTTGTCTATAATTTTAGTAATCTATTATTATAGACAAAAGAAGGCTTTTTGATTCAAAAAAATTGATTTATATTCTATCTCTTAAACTAACAAGTCTAGAACATGCCTCAAAGTTTTGATTTGACTCGTTCCATTTTATAAGATAATTTATAGTGTCGATCGTTGTGGCGGGATTCTCTTTTAAAGATTCTTCCATTAGATAAAAAAAATCTGCCATTAGCAGATTTTTTAATATATTTCCTTCCTTTTCCCATATAGATATTATACTGGGAATTTCTGAGAAGTTTCTTTTTTTATTTGTTAAATTCCTTTAAAGATTCCTGCAGGTATTCTCTTTTAACTTTTACTGAAAGATCTAGCACATAAGCACACTTTTCATATTCTTCAGTTAATTCAAAGTGCTCAATCATTTTACTAAAAAGATCGCTGCTTAAAAACTTGTACAGCGGCTTTCCAGGTTTAAAAGCTTCCGATCCTTCTATAGACATATAGTTATAGAGTTTTCGTGTTTGAGCATCATACATCTTATCAACTTCTTTTTCGAAATTCTGTAGTCTTTCTATTTCTTCTGGTTCCATTTTGTTTTGTTTTTATACATTCCAAATGTAGAGTATTGTCCGCATAGGAAAAAAGGATTTATCAATTTATTTTTGATAATTTGTAAATATTTCCTCACCTTGATTAATATCCCTCAAAGCAAAGAAAATGATTTTTTTCTTTGTTGTATCTGTCTCCCAGTCAGCATTAAAAGAATTATCTGAATGATTAAAAATACTTCCGTATCCCAGACATATTGCTAATCCCTCTCCCCCTTTAGGCCAGCTAAAAAAGTGATCTTTTAAAATCTGAGTGTATTCAATGTCGTTTGGTAATAAAAAGTAATGACATTCCTCTAGTATTTCTCCGCTTTTAATAGAAGCAGAAGCAAAAACTCCCCTTCCGTGAACAGATGAATCATCAACATAAATTTTATTTGATCTATAAAGCATAAAAATTATATAAACTTAAGGATAAAAGATTTCGATCGGAATGGGATATATAAAATAAAAAAGTATGGATAACATCCTTTCTATGGAGGACTATTTGTTCGAAACACGTTCTCTTAAATTTTTTACACAGGATCAAATTAATGAATCTCTAGATTATCTTTCTTTAGATGATGATAGCCCACTGATGGAAGCTTGGTATAATACGGTTCTAGATTTTGCAGCTCTTATCCCTGGTGTAGGATCTGTTGCAGAAGGAATAAATTTAGTTTCCTATGCTAAGCAAGGGCAATACTTACTTGCAGGACTTTGTGCAATTGGACTCATACCTCTTTTTGGACAATATATAGGAGCAGGCGGAAGTCTACTAGTAAAGGCTTTAGGAAAAGGAAAAGCACTAGGATCATCTATTCTAAAACCACTTGTAAATGCGGTGGCTAAATTTTTTCCTAAGATAGTTGGATTTATAAAAAGTTCTAAATTTTTAACTAAATTTTCAGGTATTACTCCTTTTATTGGTAAGATACTAACTTCACTTAAAAATTTCGTACTGAAGGGAGGAGCTAAATTAACAAAACTTGCATCTAATCCAGCAGGAATAAAAGCTTTAAGAGGTGTCACACAAGAAGCAAAATTTGCAAAAAAATCATATGATTGGATGTTTGGTCCAAAAGATAGACCAGCAATATCAACTACACCAGTAGTTGCTGGTAATTCTGGAACAGCAAACATTTCACCACAATATCAAATACCAGTTCCAAAAGACGCCTATATGGCTTACCAAGGAACACCAGTAAATAATATTAGACCTTATACTGATATAGAGATCTCACAAGCGGAGACTGCTCAAAACTGGGATCAATATCTATAAAAACTACAAACCCAGGATCTCTCCTGGGTTTTTTGTGTAGTATGGTTTAGATTTTAGTACCACAGTTAGGACAAAACTTCCAAGATTGTTTTTTCATCCTAGTGCCACAGTCAGTGCAATAGTTTCTGAGAGAAGCTGACTCTAAAGGTTTTTGTGATTCTGGAAGTATTCTGTATTTAATAGTTGTTTCTGCTATTGACATAAAGTTTGCAGACACGCTTTTAAATTCTTGATTACTTGATTCTCCCATTTCGACTCTTCCCGTTTCTAAACTATTACTAGCATTGGATCCTTTTATTGAATCATTAGTCATGCTAGTAGTAGTAAATAGATTGGTTATGGTGGATCCACCTAAAGAAAAGTTAGTATCAGAACAGTAAGACCCAAAAACATCAGAAGTATGACCCCCGTAATAAATTCCAGTAGATCCGCCGATGGTAATTGTTGGATTGTAAGCTGGTCCGTTATAGTAACTGCTTCCTGTATAATTGGTTAAAGATAAAGATTCTTTATAGAAAGAAACCTCTAACATACCATTATCAATTATAGCGTTAAGAGCCTCGTTGGATTTATCAACTTCATAAGTCTCAAAAAGAAACTTATTGTTTGTGTCGATAAATCTTTCCAGATAAATTCTTTCTCCTGGTCTTAATACGATACCAGATTCAGAAATACTCTTACCGTTTAGATTGATTTTCGCAAGGACCCTTGCTGTTGTGGGATTGAATAATTAATCTCGAAATTTTCTCCGTCTTTAAGGTAGATGGAATCCCCATAGATCTTAGATCTATTTCTGTTTCTTGTGATGTGTGCGGTACAACCTCCCACATTCACGCTTGGCGTTGAATAATACATAAAGATTATTTTATTTGGCCCCTTCCTTTGCGTCCATTACTGAAAGCTCTACGGTTTGTTGACCGGGAAGTGACTAGAAACCTCTAGTTCTATTGTTATATAACTTTATTAATAAAAGTTTCCGAATTTAGCTACCGGAATATATTCTTTGACAAGTTCTGAATGTATAAGCTGTGGTATTCTTTTGTATTCTTTATACCATTTATTACATACGTAAATATCCCTACCGTTAGTATCTTCTATTATTTCGACCACTTCATATTCTGCTTCTTCAAAAGGACCTATAGGTTTGGTTATTACTCTACCTATAACGGGCATTTTTGTTACATCTTCACCGCTATAGCTGAGATTCTCTTTTAAGGTAAAATCTTTTATTCTTTTTAGTATCATTTCACTGTATTTATTCCTAGAGGCACTGTATTAACGTTAGCCTGCTTATTTTTTTCCGTGTTTTCTAAATCTTGCATTTGAATATCTTGATTCATGTAAGGATCCTCAACTGCATCTAGAATGCCCCGATAATATTCTAATGGCTTTTTAGTTCTGTATGATTTAGGGTCAGCAAATGCCCCTGTGAAATTACCTAAGATGTAGTTGTTAGTGTCGTCCTGTTCCTCGTCACTATTAAAGATTTGGTCTATGTACTCGTAGTAGTCTTTCTTAGTTTTACCTCCACCTGAAGGAAATTTCTTAAACGTCTCTATATTTTTGTCTACCACATAAGCAGGAAATTCCCATTTCCAATCCTTCCTTACTGTCTCTGGGTAAAAAGTTAGAGATGCAAAATCACCAGGAGACATTTCACCCTTAAGATTCATTTCAGATATCCATGATTTATAAAAAGCATTAACCAGATCTAATTGGTCTAGGTTGGACATTTGTAGAACGTCATTTGGAGTATAGCTTTTTCCTGTCTCTGGATTTATAAAATTCTTAAGTACCGAAGGCATAAAAGCCAAAAGTCCCACAGCTTTTGACATGCCGTCCTGATATTTGGTGTCAAATCTGCTTTCGTGGAATATAGTATGTAAAAGCCATTGAGGTTTTATACCAAGCTCTTCTGATATTTTTATAATTTTTTTTAAAAAAGAATTCCTGTTGTCTTCTATTAGATCCGTATATGGCAACTCAGTTACAGTTTCCCTCTTATAAGAAGAAGGTTCCATTTTTTCAATCTTTATATTTTCGAATAAAGAGAAGCTTTTAAAGTCTTTTAGATGTCTCAACATCTAATATATATCCTTTTGTTACTCACAGTATGATTTATCTAAAACCAACCAAATATTAAAAACAATTTTCTTATCGTAAGTGTCAGTAGTGCCAATTTTTTTATCTCTTACAAAACAATTTGGTCCGTGACTACCAGAATTATCGAGAAGAGAATTAGAGGGTAACATTAATTTACTTCCTATATCTTTTGTTGCTTTTGCCAAAGCTGAGTCTATTCTTTCATTTATTACGGCTGCTTCATCTGAGAGATGGTCTCCTTTTCTTAAAAATCTATTAACAATTATACGTAATAACCCCGCAGCACAAACATTAGAAAGATCAGAAAGATTAGGACCATAAACACTATTGAATCCTAATTTAGAATTATTCTCAGATAGTTCGTTGAATTCAATAGGCTCCCACTTAAAATCAAACTTTATTTGTTTAATTATTGGTGAGTTGTAAGGAAAAGATTGTTCTATTTTTTCATTTATAAGATTGGGAATATATTCTCCATCCATTACAAATTTTTCATAACTTTT